GGGAACCCTGGTGTGCTGCAAAGTGCACCTATTAGCAATTAACTCTGCTAGTATCCGTTAGACCTAATCCCTATAGAAGGATCACCATAACTGTGACAAGCCCTCTGACTGGACCAGATGTCCCTGTAGCTTCGGATATTCCGACTACAAAGGCTTTTGATCCTACTTATGGCCCACAGCTCCCTCGTATATACCGAGACAGGCTAATCCGCACTTTTGACAGTGAGGATTATGCAAATATCGGATATTATTACAATGGAACTGGTGGTGCACGATTTACTCAACCTTTGTCGCTTGGGAAACCAACGCTACTCAGGTTGTCATCGTGCATTGACACTGTCCGGAATAAGAATTTTCGCGGATCCCGAAATCTCATTTTAGATGACGGGGGCGAACTGACTATCCGGAAGTCTTGGTGGACCAGAAATAGCGTAAGCTTTTCTGGTATCAACCCTGGCGGCTACTTCTTTGAGGGAGATCTTGGTCTCGGATGGGCTGCTCGGTCTTTTGACGGAGCGGCTTACTCGGACCTACCTCCACAAAGTGATGTAGACGACATAGTTGGATACGGAGCTCAGGCTTGGAATAAATTCAAGCCTGCCAGACCAAACTTTCAGTTAGGTTTGTCTATTGCTGAATTGCGTGATGTCCCAAGGTTGCTTCATGCATCTTTGGATGGCATCAAACATATCAGTGATTACTTCCTAGCTGTACAATTTGGCTGGAAACCTCTCTTAGCTGATATTAGAAATATGATCAACTTCGTTGATCGTGCTTCTAAGCAGCTTGACTTTTTGCAAGCCAATGTCGGGAAACCGATTAAGAGAAAGGGTTCCGTCTTCTATGATGCAACATCTGGGCATTTAGAACACCCAGGTGAACTCCAAATGTGGAATGTCGGCGGAGGAGGCTATAATGGCCTTCCCTACCTTCCTTCTGCCTGGAGCTCTTCCGAGAGATGGACATACATGCGTAATATCACCTTTGCTGGTGAGTATGTATTCTATATCAAGGATGTTGCATTACCCCAAACACGGAAGCATTTAGCTGCCGCTCTGTCAGGAGCTATTTTAACTCCTGCAGATCTTTGGGATGGGCTGCCGTGGTCTTGGCTGATAGATTGGTTCGCAAATACCAGTGATGTTATTCATAACCTCACTGATCATGTGGCCGATCGACAGATAAGTAATTATGCTTATATCATGGGTAAAACCACGAGGAGCATAACAGAAACCACGACTGATGGGAACTTCTCTCCTTCGCTCACTCGTAACTATGTTACGATTGTCCGTCGGAAAGTTGATCCTTTTAGGCCTGACGTTGGAGGGGAATTAACCCCTCTCCGCATTGCGATCCTCATTGCATTGGGAATAGCATTCATTCTTTGAATGCCTACTCAGTCCAGTGATTCGCATCACCGGGGAATTAGCCCCAAACACAAAGGAAGACGTACCTATGTTCGCTGACCCACAGACAGTTACCGTAAATTCGGTAGCTAAGACTCTCCCCGCGATTTCTCGCGGAGAGAATCAGTCTATATACCGTGCCTCAGATGAGGCCTGGACGCTTCGAATCTCGAAGAATATCGCGAATCAACGCGAGAGACTTCTTGTCGAAGTTGTCCAGCTCAAAGATGCGGTTACGGCTCAGGCCCTGGGTCTTGCTCAGCAAGACATCACTTCAAAAGTTCAACTTATCATTGATCACCCACGTTCAAACGTGGGCTTCAGTGATACTGAACTTAAGAATCAGGTCCAGGCATTGTGTGACTGGCTTTCAGCCAGCAGCTATGCTGCCACGCTGAAGGTGCTCGGCCAGGAGACTTAACTCCTGGGCGGGCCTCTATCTCTAGGTAAATACCTAGGAATAACTAGCCCACAATGATGTAGACTCTGCACGATAGTCTGTGCAGTTGTTGGGTCATTTTAGTGAACATTGGTACTAGGATTATTCTACCCTAAGGGAGAATATGAAAAGCCGAAAACGTCTTCTCATCTCGTTTTTCGAGATCCTAGCAAGCGTACTAGCAGATGCTAGTGTGCTTTGTAACACCTCCACGTCTCGCGATCTAATAACCATTAGATCGCGGGCTGAACACGAGGGGCCATCGTTCTATACGATAACCCTACCGCAGTTTTCAAAGTGCTTCGAAAGAAGTCTTGAAAACGGCTCTTGGCTTCCTGAACTCTTCACCGGGTTTAGTCGGTCAAGAAGTTCGTGTCTCCCGAGATTTCTCTCAGGTTTCACGAGCCTTGTGTTCAACCATACTGGAGAACTTCGCGATGATTCATCCATTGAAGCTGTTGAGGCTATTAGGCAAATTTGCCTTGTCCTCAATAAAATCAAGATGGACTGTACTAAAGAAAGACAGCGATCAGCTGAGCTTGCCTTTAGTGCTTGCGAAGCAGAAATCTCTAAGTTCCGTATCAAAGATTGGGAGTTACTGGAGCACTTTCGTGACAGTAGCTCTTATTTCCTTGGTACTTCTCTTGCTCGAGTCTCGGTCTCTTTGTCCGAGGGTCGAGTTTGTAGAAGTAAACACGGTCCTGGGACAACCGTCGATGGTACCACGGGTAACCGGAAGTACCTTCATCGACAGTGGTCCCGGAGACTTCAGAGATCTTTCCCTGTTGACTCCAATTGGTTCGTTAATTCAAACGAACTATTGGATGATCTCGGAGAAGAACACAGCATTGGAACAGATTTTATCTCTTGTCGAGATGAAGATCCGGTCCGTGTATGCTTTGTTCCAAAGACTCTTAAATCTCCTAGAGTCATTGCCATCGAACCTGTGTACAATCAATACATACAGCAGGGACTTATGCGAGAGCTTGTTGCTAACATCGAGTCTCCTTTCCGGAGAACCGGTGGGCAAATAAACTTCTCGGATCAGTCAATCAATGGCTCCTTGGCTGTCTCTAGTTCAATCAGTAGAGAATTTGCCACGATTGATCTTAAGGAAGCGAGTGACCGTGTTCACGCGTCACTTGTCCATAAGATGTTGCAACCATACCCTCATTTAATGAGAGGTGTGTTTGACTGTCGTAGTAAATATGCAAAACTTCCTTCTGGCCGAGTAATTGGCCTTAAGAAGTTTGCATCCCAAGGATCTGCCTTATGCTTTCCGTTTGAAGCTATGGTGTTCTACTCCATATCTATAGCGGCTTACATGAAGGCATATGGTCTTCCAGTACGGCACCACCGTGTACGGGCCTTTGCAAAAAGGTTGTACGTATACGGTGATGATCTGGTTGTCCCCACCAAGGAGGTGGAGATCGTCATTCGTGGATTAGAGTCCGCAGGCCTGGCTGTGAATAGAGGAAAGACTTTCCAAAATTCACATTTCAGGGAATCCTGCGGTAGCGATGCATTCAAGGGCCACTTAGTGACACCTGTTTACATTCGTAATACCCTACCCGAAAGACGAACTGACTCTGGTAGCATACTGAGCACAATCGCGACTGCCAATCTTTTTTACCAAAAAGGTTGGTGGAAGACGGCTGCGTTCCTTCGGATGAAAACCGAAAGAATATGTGGGGTAGTTCCCCATGTACTCAGTACTTCTCCAGTCAAAGGTTGGTACTCGTTCCGTGGAACCTACTGTATCGATAGATACAATAGTGATCTCCATCGCTTCGAAGTGCGGGGACTTGTCCCTGCTATTAAGAAGAAGGTTGATCCCTTGGATGGGTACCGAGCTCTGGCAAAGTTCTTTACTGAAAGGACTAAAGACCCTTTTAGTATCGATTCCTTTGCTAAGTCAGTCCAGCGCGGCTCTGGTTACACCAAAAGCCGATGGGCCTCACCTGGTTAAATTCCGGGTGATGCTGGTTCTATACTAGATTAAAACCTAGTATAAGCGGGGGTGCTTCATTTTCAGCTTGCTTTACGTTTGGTAAAGTAGACAAGTCTTTGAGAAGAATATCTCATTGATCCTTATCTACCATTCACCCGTAGAACAAGTGGAGCATGCGGCTA